TTGTATTAGAAGGATTATTTGGTCCTGCATATTACGTAACAACAACTAAACAACTTATGGATAAAGGATCACTTGCTGATCTTGATATTAGCGTATTGTTATTGAAATACTCAGAACAAGCACGACAAGCATTTGGTAAAAAGAAATACCAAGAAGAAATAGATTATATCGTTGCACATGAAAAACGAAATAAATTTATTACGAATTTAGCGTTGGATCAAGATGGTAATACACTAGTCTTATTCCAATATGTTGAAAAACACGGTAAACCTCTTTATAATATGATTTTAGACGGTGCTCATAAACGTCGAAAAATTTTCTATGTAAGTGGTGAAACAGGGACAGATACACGTGAACAAGTTAGACGAATTACAGAGAACGAAAAGAATGCAATCATTGTGGCTTCACTTGGTACATTTTCTACTGGGATTAACATTAGGAATTTGCATAACATCATATTTGCAAGCCCCAGTAAATCTCAAATTAAAATCCTCCAATCCATCGGTCGTGGACTCAGGAAATCAGATGACGGAAGAGCCACTCGCTTGTATGATATCGCTGATGACCTGCATTGGAAATCACGAAAAAACTACACACTAGAACATGCTGGTGAGAGAATTAAGATATATACTAAAGAGAGGTTTAAATATAAAATATACGAGGTCGAGATATGAATAATAAAGACACAGATCCAATAGAAGATCTTAATATCCGACACCTTAAGTTATCTTCTGGAGAGGAAGTAATCGGATTGATAGCAGGTGTAGATGTTAAAAAACAACTAGTACATATCGAAAGACCTGTATCTTTGTCTTCCGCTTATGAAGATGACTACGAAAGATTTTACCTACTTGATTGGATGCCAATATCTAAAACAAATATTACAGCAATCAGTAGTCAACATATCATTGCTCAGACCGAGGTAAATAATGATATGAAAGAGAATTACATTCGTTTTGTCACGAACAGTGCAAACCGTGAATACGAATATAATGATGAGGCTTTAACTGATAATGATACAAAGTCAGATAAAACCTTCCACTAATATTGGTATCCTCCTCACCCCCGGGGTACTTTAATATTATAACATAAAAACTTGAACTTGTACATACTTTTTTACAAAAAATACTCACAAAAATAGTGTGTTTAATGTAAAATAAAGATGTACTTTTCCTAAGATATAGTGTATAATAATAACACTATAAAAATATACTAGGAGTATATAATGGCAGAAAAAATTAAGCCAAAAGATAAACCGCATTACGTGAACAATAAAGAGTTTTCGTATTCGGTTGTAGATTATGTCAAATCTGTAAATGAGGCGAAAGATCAAAATAAAGCAGTACCTAAGGTAACGGATTACATCGCAACATGTTTTCTGAAGATTGCCGAAGGTCTATCACATAAATCCAACTTTATCCGTTATACCTACCGAGAAGAAATGGTAATGGATGCCGTTGAGAATTGTCTAAAAGCAATAATGAATTATAACATTGAAGCTGCCACACGTACGGGTAATCCTAATGCGTTTGCTTACTTTACACAGATTTGTTATTATGCTTTCCTAAGACGTATTGCAAAAGAAAAGAAACAGCAAGACTTGAAATTCAAGTTCATTGAACAGTCCGGCATTGAAGAATTTATTCAGATGGATGCGGAAAATCCTATGGTAGATGCTGTCGAAAGAGCTTTTGTAGATGATCTTAAAGACCGTATTCAACGTGTTCGTCAAACGGATGATCAAATTAAAGAGTTCGCAAAAGAAGAAAAGGCTAAAGAAAAGAAACGCAAAGGCGTAGAATTGTTTATGGGATAATTAAATGAAGATTGCATTTTTGAACGATACCCATTGTGGTACGCGTAATTCATCAGAAGTTTTCATTGAGTATCAAAAGAAATTCTACGAAGAAGTTTTCTTTCCTTACTTACTTGAGAACAATATTAAACAGATTATTCATTTAGGTGATTATTACGAACATCGCAAGTTTGTTAATTTCAAAGCACTAAATGAGAATCGATCACATTTCTTAGAAAAGTTACGTGAGTATGGTATCTCAATGGATATCATTCCAGGTAACCACGATGTCTATTATAAGAATACAAATGATCTATGTTCATTAAAAGAACTTATGGGTCATTACATGAATGAAATCAATATCATCATGGAACCAAAGGTTATGGACTATGATGGTTGTAAGATTGCATTAGTACCATGGATTAATAACGAGAACTATCCTGCATCTGTAGACTTTATCAAAAATTGTAAAGCACAATTCCTCGGTGCTCACCTTGAGCTTGTTGGTTTTGATATGATGAAAGGTGTTAAGAATACTCACGGTATGGGTACAGATCTATTCAATAAATTTGAACAGGTTTGGTCAGGTCATTTTCATACTAAATCATCACAAGGTAATATTTCATATCTTGGATCTCAAATGGAATTTACTTGGGCAGATGCTCATGATCAAAAGTACTTCCACGTATTCGATACCGAAACACGTGTCATGGAACCTATTGCTAATCCAATTAATATCTTTGAAAAAGTATTGTACAATGACGCGGAAACAGATTATAATAGTATAGATATAAGTCACTTAAAGGATAAGTTTGTCAAAATTGTTGTAGTTAAAAAGGAAGATCCTTTTATATTTGATAAGTTTGTTGATAAGATTCAAGACTTAGGTGTACACGAACTTAAGATTGCAGAAACATTCGATGAGTTTGTTGGTGCTAATGTTGATGATGATGGTATCTCTGTTGAGGATACTACTGAACTTCTAGATTCTTATATCGATAACGTTGATACAGATTTAGATAAAGATAAAATTAAAAGTATTATGAGAGGTCTATACGTAGAAGCTCAGAATATGGAAATAGTATGATTAAATTTGAAAAGTTACGATGGAAAAATTTTCTATCGACAGGTGATTCATTTACAGAAATTCAACTGGATCGATCACCTTCTACATTAATCGTTGGTCAAAATGGTGCAGGTAAGTCTACCTTACTTGATGCATTATCATTTGCGTTATTTGGTAAAGCTCACCGTGATATTAAAAAAGATCAAATGATTAATTCAATCAATGGTAAAGGTACTGTTGTTGAAGTAGAATTTAGTATTGGTAAAAATACATTTAAAGTAAGACGTACAATCAAACCTGGTAAATTTGAGATTTATCAAAATAATAAGTTGATTAACCAAGAATCAAATGCACGTGATTATCAGAAACTATTAGAGCAGAATATTCTAAAGTTGAATCATAAATCATTCCACCAAATCGTGGTACTTGGTTCATCTTCGTTTATTCCATTTATGCAATTGCCTGCACATCACAGACGTGAGGTAATTGAAGATCTATTGGATATCAATATTTTTTCTAAGATGAATAATATTGTCAAGGAAAGAGCAGCTCGTATTAAAGAGCAATTGAAAGATGCTAATTACCAACTTGAATTAATTAGTGAAAAGATTGGTCTACAAAAGAAATACATTCGAGAGGTCACAGAGATCAACGATGAATCTATTAAATCGAAACAGAAAGAAGTCGAGACTTTGTTACAGGAAGTCGCAAGTCTTAACAATGAAAATGCAGAGCTCAGTTCAGAGGTCGAGGCAAATCAGCCTTCGCTCGAAGAAAGTCTCAGCAAGCTCAACGACGACAAACAAAAAATCCTCCAATATCAGCACCAATTCAAAACACAGATCAAGTCCTTGGTTGAAGAAGCGAAATTCTACGAAGAAAATGACTCTTGTCCAACGTGTTCCCAAGATATTGGTGAGGGACTTAAGACCTCAAAGATCGACGCTGCAAAGTTTAAAGCAGCGGAGTTACAAGAGGGAATGGTTCATGCCACTGAAAAGCATTCTGCTTTGGAATCGGATATTGAAGGGATCTCTCAACAGCTGTCCGAGATACGAGAGAAGCAATCGAATATACATTCTAACAATCAGTCGATTGCAAGGATCCAAAGACAAGTTAACGATATCGAAACAGACATAGCATCATTAGAAGGTAAAGACGGCGATCTTGCAAAAGAAAACAAGAAGCTATCTGATCTTGTAGAATCTAAAGATACTATGGGTGAACGTAAACTTGAGATGATGGATAATCGTGGTTACTTTGAAGCTTGTATGGAAATGCTCAAAGACTCAGGTATTAAAACAAAGATTGTAAAAGAATATCTGCCTGTGATGAATAATTTGGTAAATAAACATTTACAGGTTTTAGATTTCTTTGTTA